TTTGCAATCGGTTTTGTTATCTCATTGATACTAGAACAGTTTGTTAAAAACAACGAGTACAACCTTTTTATTGTGCAAACAAATAGAAGGTATTGTTGGAGACAGGCATGGATAACAAACATTACATGGTTCTTTTGTAATGTGGCACTATACATGGCAACCAGAAATGCTGCAGCACCAGTAGACGATTTCTGGAGAGGAATATAGTGTTAGAACCAGAATTAAGACAAGAACTGAAAGACCTCATAAATGAGGTTCTTGACGAAAGAGACCACGAACGTAAACTCAACGGCCCTTATGATTTCCCCGAAGAAGATTAAAACTATTGGTGACAGATGCCTAAGGCAAAAGTCAGAAGAGGTAGAATTTGACAAAGATGAGATGGCAAAACTCTATGCAGAGATGTGCCAAGCGATGTGGATGTCAGATGGTATAGGTTTGGCTGCACCACAGATAGGTGTGAATAAAAGGGTAATTATAGTAGATGAGTCTACAGAAGAATATGGAAAATATGCTCACTTGATGGTAAATCCCAAAATAACTTGGAAAAGCGAAGAAAAGGTGTTACTTGATGAAGGGTGTTTGAGTGTACCAGACCAAAATGGTGAAGTTTCACGTTCTAAGTCTATAAAACTAACCTTTCAAAATAAAGATGGTAAATACAAGAAATGGAAACTAGATGGAATTGCTGCCAGAGTGGTTCAGCACGAAATTGACCATTTAGAAGGTATTTTATTTGTGGATTATCTCGATGCTAAAGACAATTAAGAGACTTTTGGGAATAAAACCCAAAAAACAAGAAATGAACAATACTAAGTTCAAATGGAATAATGAATACTCTTTTCATCCAGCAATAGATGAATCTCTTCATCCCCCTAGACAAAAAGACAAAAATGATGTAGAATGAAATTATGACTTTAACCACATTTTCTAAAAAAATAAAAAAGGACACTTCTAAATCTCACTCAATGGCAGAGAATACTGGGTTTGTTACCAATTTTCTCGCTGGTGTGGTAAGTAAAGAGAGTTATAAACAACTTATTGCAGACTTTTACTTTATATACACTGCTCTTGAGGAACAGGTAGAGAAATTTAAAGATGATCCTTTTATTGCACCTATAGCGTTTGATGAACTCAAACGTGTGCCTGCTCTCGAAAAGGATTGTGAGTTTTATTGGGGAGAAAACTGGAGAAGCATCATTGCTCCCACAAATGCCTGTAAAAATTACGTCACGAGAGTTAAAAAAATCAATGCTAAGTTCTTAGTAGGACATCATTACACACGTTATCTCGGTGACTTGTCTGGTGGTCAAATATTGAAGAATATTGCAAATAAATCAATGGGTCTAAATGGAGAAGGACTTGCTTTCTATGAGTTTGAGAATATCTCTAGTGCAGGCCATTTCAAAAATAGGTATAGAACCGCCTTGGATAATCTTCCTATCACTTGGTCTGATGGTGAATTGATTATCAATGAAGCAAACTATGCTTTCAAATTGAACATGGACGTTTTTGATGAAATAGGTTCAAGTAGACCATTTCCTCTATTATCAACTATTCAAGGACTTCTCCAGTTGACATGGGGAGCAATAAGATCTAAAAAATGATTTATGTTATTGTATTAAATCTGATTCTTTATTTTTTATTGAAAAGGCGTTTAATTCGTAAATTAAAAACAAGTTATTCCATATCTTTAAAAGATGGTGACGGTAATACTCAGACACTTACTGATACTATTGCTCATCTTTTAGAACAAAATGAGATAAATGAAAAAAGAATCAAATATCTTGTTGGAGAAATGGAAAATCAATGGTTGGCGATTGAAAAACTAAAAATGGTAACAGGCGCCGACAAATATATAACTGAAAAACCCAATTTATAGTCATGCATGATCAAAATTCAATAGGCAAAGATGAGTCTGATGCCTCAAGATACCAAAGGGCCCTCGATCTCTTCACAGAATCAGTTTATAAACCAGATCCCGACCTCCGTGGTTGTGCTCATAATCAAAACTGTTTCAATGAACTCATGGAGATCAGAGAACATGTTATAGAGTATCTCAAAACACTTAAAGAAGTTACTCATCATACAAATGCAGATGAAAGCGATGAGATAGAAACTGCAAAGCTAATAGAAACAAAGACTAGATGACTCTACTTGAAAAACAACTTTTAGTGGTTAGAAAGTTAAGACAATCTTTAAATGAGTCCAGTGCGTATTTTTACTTATCACCTGTGCTAAATAGTAAAGAAATGATACGAAAAAATACAAAATGTGTGTTGAATCCCAGAGAAAAACAGCAAAAAGGTTAATAAAAGTTGCAAAACAGTTTCCAGCCCATTATAGTAGAGAAGAAGTACTCTACGCCAAATTAATTAAAAGACAAACTAAAAAATGAAAATTTTCCTTGATACTGCCGTATTTGAAGACATTCAAAAGTTTACTCAAACAGGTCTGATAGACGGCGTGACGACTAACCCATCATTAATACTCAAGAGTGGTGGAGATCCTGTAGAAACAATTAAGAAAATATCTGGAGAGTTCCCTTATTTGGAATCTATTTCGGCAGAGGTAGTTGCAGAAGAAGCCATGGAGATGGTAGAACAGGCACAAGCATTTAAAGATATGAAGAATGTGACTATCAAAGTGCCGTTGACAGTAGAAGGTCTAAAAGCGTGTAAGTTATTGACAAGTGACCTATTCACAGTAAATGTGACTCTATGTTTCTCAGTTGCACAGGCAGTTCTTGCTGCAAAAGCGGGTGCGACTTACGTTTCACCATTTGTAGGAAGAGTAGATGATAATTCATTTGAAGGTATTGGATTAGTAAAAGACATCGCAAATCTATATAAAGAACATATGTCAAGAACTCAGGTTCTTGCTGCATCTCTTAGAAATGTAAAAGATGTTGCAGATTGTTTTTCAGTAGGAGCAGATGTTGTTACTATGCCCCCTGCTATATTTGGCAAGATGTATAATCACATTCTAACCGACAAGGGATTACAATTATTCCAAGACGATTGGAACTCTATCAAGAAAGACTAATGGCACTATCAGAACAAACCTCAGAAAGTCTCAAGAAGGCAGAAGTCCATCTTCGTGACGCACTTGCGTTTGCAGCAAGAGTAGAGAAACCTTACATTGTAAGAGAATTAGGTGGTATTATTGCACACCTTGACAATATTCAAGGAACTGAGACCTTATTTGACAGAATGACTACCGCCATTGACAGAATGGAAAAGGAAGAGGAAAGTGAGTGACTTAAGATATCGTGATGAACGTATGGCACTACGCCAACAAACATTTCTTTCTTTAAAAAAATACAACACTCTCGAAAATGTCCGTCACCTCTACGAATTCTGCCACTTATGGGTATCGCAAGGTAAAAGAGATACCAGAGGAATCGAAGCCTCTTTTCTTAGATACTGCCAGAACCAAGGCAATTCGTAAGGGTTCTATTGCAAGACTCGGCCACATAGAGGGTCGAGTTCTTTTTGTAGGTGACAAACCTAATAGAGGATTAGATGGTAGGAAACTATCTACATACCTTACAATATGTTTTAATGAAGTCTCTCACGGTGCTATATGTGTTTTTGAGCATGAGTGGGAAGAAGTCGAAGTAATCGAGTATTAATTATGTTTACAATTTACGGAAAAAATGAATGTCCTATGTGTTTCAAGATTAAAACTATTCTTGAAATGCTGGGCAAAGACTATGAGTACAAGGAACTAAACAAAGATTATACTGTACAGGAGTTTGAATCTCAGTTCCCTCATACGTTATCCATGCCACAGGTGGTTTTAGATGGTAAGAATTTAGGTAATGCAAATGAAACATTAAAATACCTAAAAGAACACCGAATCCTCTGAATATGGACATAAATAAAGGCGTAGAACTCATACTCAAAGGAGATAAAAAGAAACCGCCAAAACAAACACCAAAGGTCTTTGATATCAAACTCTCATTATTTGGCAGAGAGTTTAGATTATCACTAGATATAAAAAAGAAAACCAGTTAGCCTTGGGAGGAATCCAATGGAATCATCAGTACTTCTTGTCATATTCAGTATATTATGCTTTACATTCTTGATATTAGGTGGTATAATTGGCTGGTTAGCGCAACAAAACAATTACGTCAACATGCAACATAGGAATGAAGCTTTTGTCCATCCTGAGATGTATGATGAGAACGGCATGTTAATTGCCGATGAAATAGTAGCCTTGAGGTTTGAAAATCCAAATGACACCAGCGAAACAGAAGACGACATCGACGAAGACTAGATCTACGTCCACGAGAAAGAAGACTACTTCTCCTCGTAAAACGGCAACTAAACCAAGGACGGTGACAGTTAAAAAGAAAACACTGCCACCGAATCCTATGGTTCATGAGATCTTAGAAGCAGTCGATTCTGAGAGAGTAAAAACTAAAAAGTTAGAGATTCTCCGTACTTATGGAGACGACTCTTTCAAAATGGTAATGATTTGGAACTTTGATGAAACTGTGATTTCTATGTTACCAGAAGGTTCTGTTCCATATCAACCTGTAGAGGGTGATGTTCAAGCAAACAGAGAACAAGGTATCCCACAAAGAACCACTATTCGTAATTCTGCAAGGCAATTCTATCGCTTTGTGAAGGGTGGTGATGATGCTATGAATAAAATCAAAAGAGAGAGTGTATTCATTAATATTCTTCAAACTCTACCAGAACCAGAAGCAGAAATCCTTGTTCTTGTCAAGGACAAACTTCTAACTACAAAATATAATATCACTAAGGAATTAGTGGCAGAAGCATATCCAGAAATTACATGGGGGAATAGATCCTAATGAAAGTACTTCACGAGAAATGTGATCCTAAATTAGCAGAGTCCAAAAAACTACCATACACAGCATACCTTGTTGAGTATGTTGATAAAGAAAATGGAGAGGAAAAAACTTTCTATGACATCACAACATGTTTGAAACAAACAGATATGTTTGATTACTATTATGATAAGTTCAAAACAGGCCTAAAAGGTTGGAAGCAAACAGCAGGCATTGTTAATCCTAAACTGTGGAATCCAGAATCGGATAAAAAAGCCCCACCAGCTAAACCTTCCCAAAGAAAAAGAAAATGATCAATCCTATGAGTGTTATTAAAAACGTAAGAACTGTTTACAGCAGATTTTACCAAGAGAATATCAAAGAAGTTGAAGTTCAATTCGGAGATGAGAACCCTGCATGGATTCCATATGATACTTTGCTAGGTATGATGGATTTTGAGGGGGAGATTACCAATGGATGAAGTCAGACAGGAGAATATTGGCAACACTGGTAAGGTTGAAATGAATGCTGAAGAATATAAGAAGTTAATTAAGAAGTATAAAAAGACTAAAAAATATATGAAATCTAATTTGTTTGCTGTAAAGACTATGGATGGCACAGAGAAGTATGTGTCAGAACTCTTGAAAGAAGCGAATGAAGCTGAAAATAATTGATGATTTCTTAGAACAAGAAGATTACGAACTTATTCGTAATGTTATGATGAGTAATGATTCATTTCATTGGCAGTTTGCCGATGGAGCAAACTATAGAGGTGACGGTCATCACATGTTCTGTCATGTATTCTATGCACAGTGGGAACCTAGAAGTAAATTCTTTTCAATACTTAAACCTATTCTTGATAAGTTTGAAGCTATATCAATAGTAAGAATTAAAGGCAATCTGACAATGAAAACACCAGAGAGAATAGATCATGGTCTACATACAGATGTTGACGATTGCATCACTTCCATATATTATGTAAATAGTAATGATGGTTATACCAGATTTGAAGATGGTACAAAGGTTGACAGTATAGCTAATCGTATGGTAGTATTTGATTCTAATACTAAACATGCTGGTTGTACCCCAACTGACACCCTTCGTAGGTGTGTGATTAACTTTAATTATTTTATTTGATATGGACAAAAACCACTTAAAACTTATCATTAAGAACTTGAAAACGGTTATTGAGGAGTTAGAAGCAGAAGTTTACTCTGATCCTACTTCCTACGTTGAACCAAATGGTAAGAGTGTTACTTACGCAGATCAAGAAGAAATGTAATGGATGTAAAGTTAGTAAACATTACACCTGATGCAGAGAAGACTATGGCATATATTGCCAGAGTATCTAATCCAAACAATCAGGACAACGAAAAGTTTGCTGGATTATTAAAATACTGTATCAACCATAATCATTGGTCAGTATTTGAACAATCTAGTATGACTCTTGAAATTGAAACGACTCGTGCCATTGCGGCACAGATTCTACGTCATAGATCATTTACTTTTCAAGAGTTCTCTCAGCGTTATGCTGATAGTACAAAGTTAGGAGAAATTCCTATCCCAGATCTTAGAAAACAAGATCTAAAGAATCGTCAGAACTCAACAGACGATCTTGACTCCTTTGTTAAACAAAAGTTAGAACTACAAATGAATACTTTGTTTAGTTCTGCAACCGCCTTATATCAACAGATGTTAGAGGAGGGAGTTGCAAAGGAATGTGCTAGAATGGTATTACCACTCTGTACACCCACAAGAATCTATATGACAGGTTCTTGTAGATCATGGATACATTATATTGATTTGAGATCCGCTCATGGAACTCAGAAGGAACATATGGACATTGCACATGCCTGTAAAACGGTATTCATAGAACAATTTCCAATAGTTGCTGAAGCTTTAGAATGGAGAAATGGTGTAGTTGAA